CACATACATATGGCGTAGAACCTCGGCCTCATATTGATGATGGTGAGTTTACCATGATCTATTTTCCTCTTATGGATTGGAGAAAAGATTGGGGCGGCGGAACTGTAATATGGACAGAACACGATCAAGAGAAACAAGAACAACCAAAGGAAATTGAAAAACACGTTGCATACACTGGAAATAGATTGATGGTTTTTCCAGCAAAGAGATTGCATCAAGCAATGCCTGTGTCCAAGAACTGTTTCAAATTAAGAAGCTGTATTGTATTTAAGTGTTTTACTACAGAGGTGAATGATGCAAGACTCGATCACTACAAAGATTAAATTTCTTATTGCAATGGGTGCTGATAAGGTTCCTCATAGTGGTGGAACCTTGATAGAACATCTTATCGCTGTACATGATATTCTTGTTACAAATAATTCTCCTAACTATATTTGTGAAGCTGGTCTGTTTCATTCAATATATGGAACAACGTCTTTTCAACATAAGAGCACTGAAGATCGTGATATGATTCGAGAATTAATAGGAGAGGCAGCTGAACATTTGGTTTATGAGTTTTCTATCTTAGAAAGACCTAGAACATATTTTATTGGTGAGTTATCAGATGGTCAATTAAGACAAGATTTAACTCTTCTTAATGGTGCAAATGAAATGGAAATGAATAGGCGTCCAGTTCCCGAAATGGAGTTGGATGAAGCGTATGAAGGATTGTGGAATTATAATGGTGGAAGGCGTTCATGACTTATGAATTAAAAGACTACTTAAAAGCGATTAACCAAACAAAAGAACCTTTGATGGATAGTGGGGATAAAACGTGGGAAAAGAAATACCCGCCTTTTGTTGTGAATAAGTGTCTTATGCCGTTTCAAGATACTATATTATTTGTTAATGAGATAAATCAACTACCAAACATAGATAAAAAGTTACAGTTTGACTTTTTCCTAAATAGTCTAAGACCAAGGAAACGATTTAGTCCTTGGGCGAAGGCGACGAAATTAGCTAATCTAGAGTATGTTAAAGAGTATTATGGATATAATAATGAGAAGGCTAAGGCCGCTCTTGATGTACTAGATGATGAACAGATTTCTGCCATAAAACAAAGAACATATAAGGGTGGAAAAAATGGAAGAAGTTAGTTGGACACAGAAGGACATGTTAGAGGTTGTTTTGAAACAGCCCGATGATTTTCTGAAAGTAAGAGAGACACTATCACGAATTGGAGTTGCTTCACGTAAAGAAAAGAAATTATATCAATCCTGCCATATTTTACATAAGCAGGGTAAATATTATATTGTTCATTTTAAGGAACTATTCGCACTAGACGGTAAAAGTACTAATCTTTCTGAGAATGATATTGCAAGGAGAAATACAATTGTAAATCTTCTCAATGATTGGGGCTTGGTTGAAATTGTTGGTGTCGCAGAACCATCTGCACCTCTTAGTCAAATCAAAGTTATATCATTCAAAGATAAATCTGAGTGGTCGTTAGAGACTAAGTATAACATTGGCAAAAAACGGGAAACTTAATAGTGGAAAATTTCAAGTCTTTTATAACTGAGGAAGCTGTTGGAGATAAGATAACAGTTCTTATTTTAACAAACTCTAAATCAAAAAAACCAGAAGTTGTTACTGGTATGCTCTTAGCGGCCTGTTCAGACTTAGGATTGCCATGCTATAGGGTGGTAACAACTGAGGCATGGGTGTCTGATAACGATATCGAAAAGGGTATAGTTTCCATTAAAAATTATGATGGTGAAGAAAAGGATATTGAAGTTGAAACTGCATCGACTGTGGTGTTTGTGCGGGCTGGTGTTCTGCAAGATGAGATTGGTCTTGCATTACTAGGTACACTGCAAAATGCTGGTTGCATGATGATCAATGATCGTGATGGTATGTTGACATGTGATAATAAAATGTCATCCTATACATCGTTTGAACGAAACAATATCAACACTCCCCGTACATCACTGGTCAACAATGAAAAAAGTATTATTGATGCTCATGAACGTATCGGTGGTAAGTTTCCTGTCATTATCAAAACTTTGACAGGAACACAAGGTATCGGTGTTTCTAAGGTTGACAGTATGGAATCCATGATGAGTGTTATTCAGTCATTGTGGAAATTCAATGCGCCCCTGATCATTCAAGAATTTTTAAAAATAGAGTTTGACGTTAGAACTATAGTTCTTAATGGTCGTATCGTTGCATCAACTAAAAGAATTAAACCAAAAAAAGATTTTCGTTCCAATCGTCATATGGGCGCAGAGACAGAACCATATACTTTGAGTGATGAAGAAAAATCTGAAGTTCTTGCAGCTGCAAGGGCAACTGGTGCATATATGGTTGGTGTTGACCATGCGCTTGTAAAAAATGAGATTTATGTATTAGAATGTAATGGTTCGCCTGGTATGGGATCAGAGTTTCAAAACTACGATATGACTACGGTTCCACAAGAACCTACAAAAGAAAAAGATATTGTGAGATTGATGATTGAGTATTTGCAAAATTCTAAACACAGAAGGTATGCATTTAATCAAGAATCAGGTTATCATGAAACAATAGAAATTGAAGGATATGGACCAATACGAGCCAAGCTTGATACTGGAAACGGCACTAAGGCATCAATGTTTGTTGTTGATAAGATGGATATTGATGGTAAGACTGTTAAGTGGGAAAAAGATGGGAAGAAATTTACTAGTAAAGTGCGGGGTGTTTCAAAACCAACTCATATTGGTAAGATTGCTGAGCGTCCCATAGTACATCTTAAAATTAAATTTAATAATATGATTTATATGGATGTTCCTATTGGACTTCAAACAGAAGATGCTGCAAGTACATTTCTTATCAATAGAGATTTGTTGACAAGATTTAAAGTTACTGTAAATCCAAATAGAAAATTCGTCTTATCTAATTGGTCAAAAAGAAGTGATAAAACGGATTTTGTAGAATAAAGAACTTGACAAATAACTATGGATATAGTATACTCTAAGAATGGATTTTTATACAAACGTAATACAATGGGGTAATCAACTTCTCGTTAGAGGAGTTGAGAATGGCCAACGTGTCAATAAGAAGGTTCGTTATCAACCAACTCTTTTTGATTTAGTTTCACAACCAACAGGATATACAACTCTAGACGGTAAGCACGTTAAACCAAATAAATTTGACTCTATATCAGAGGCAAAGGATTGGTATAATCTTCACAAAAAACAAGGTCTTGTGTTTGGTAACACTCAGTATAATTATTGCTGGATTGGTGATAATTTCCGTGATGATGTTCCTTGGGATAAAGACCAAATTTGTATTGTAACTATTGATATTGAGGTGGAGTGTGAGAATGGTTTCCCAAATCCAAAGGATGCGGCTGAACCTATGTTGTCAATCACTCTAAAGAACCACCAGAACAAGAAGATTATTGTTTGGGGCCTTCATGAGTTCCAAAACCATCGTGATGATGTGGACTATAGAATATGCAAAGATGAAGCAGACTTACTATTTAAATTCTTAGACACTTGGTCTATGATTCAACCAGATGTTATCACTGGATGGAATACAGAGTTTTTTGATATTCCATATCTATGTAATAGAATTACAAAAATTCTTGGTAGTGAGATGGTAAATAAACTATCTCCTTGGGGTAAGGTTCATGAACGTGAAGTTTATCAGATGGGCCGTAAACAACAGGTCTATAATATTTACGGTGTTGCTGCACTAGATTTCTTTGATCTATATCGCAAGTTTACATATACAAACCAAGAACGATACACACTAGACCATATTGCATTTGTAGAGCTAGGTGAACGAAAAGACGGCAATCCATATGAAACTTTCAAAGAATGGTATCAGAAAGACTATCAATCGTTTATCGAATACAACATTCAAGACGTTGAGATTGTAGATAAACTAGAAGATAAGATGCGTCTTATTGAACTGTGCCTGACTATGGCGTATGACGGTAAGGTGAATATGACTGATGTTCTTGGCCAAGTTCGGTATTGGGATGTTGTTATTTATAATCACCTTCGTAAAAAGAAGATAGTAATTCCACAGAAAACAGAACATGAGAAAAGTGAAAAGTTTGAAGGTGCATATGTCAAAGACCCTCAAGTTGGTATGCACAATTGGGTTATGTCGTTTGACTTAAACTCTCTGTATCCTCACCTTATCATGCAGTATAACATCTCGCCAGAAACACTAGTAAACGGTGGATCAAATATGGTTGAAGGAATGGTAGATAAAATTCTTGATGGGAAATTGAAGAACGATACGGAACATTGTATGACACCAAATGGTGCATTTTTCCGTAGAGATATAAAAGGGTTTCTCCCAGAATTGATGGAGAATGTTTATGATGATCGTGTCAAATATAAAAGACTTATGCTTGAAGCTAAACAAGAATATGAAGACACAGGTGAAGCTTCTTTACTTAAAAAGATATCTCGTTACGACAATATCCAGATGGCAAAGAAGATTTCCCTCAACAGTGCGTATGGTGCTATTGGGAATAATTGGTTTCGCTATTTCGATTTGTTGGTTGCTACTGCAATTACAACATCTGGCCAATTATCTATACGATGGATTGAAAAGAGTATTAACATTTATCTCAATAATATTCTTGGAAGTAAAGATGTGGATTATATCATTGCCTCTGATACTGACTCAGTATACATTACTTTTGAGAAATTGGTTAATAAACTCTTTAAAGAGGGGACACCGAATGAAAAAATTGTCAGCTTCTTGGATAAGATCGCAACTGAGAAGTTGGAACCATTTATTGATAAGAGTTATCAGCATCTTGCTAAGGAGATGAACGCATACGAACAGAAGATGAAGATGGATAGGGAAGCAATTGCAGATAAGGGTATCTGGACTGCCAAGAAACGATATATCCTAAACGTCTGGGATATGGAAGGTGTTCGGTTCAAAGAACCACACCTAAAGATTATGGGGATCGAAGCAGTTAAATCAAGTACTCCAGCACCATGCAGAGAGAAGATTAAACAGGCTCTGAAGATTATTATGATTGGTGATGAAAAACTGCTAAACAAGTTTATACAAGAATTTAGAGAAGAGTTTATGAATTTACCGCCAGAAGATATTGCTTATCCCAGAAGTTGTAATGGTGTGCAAAAGTTTCGTGGTGAATCTCAACTGTTTGCAAAGGGCGCTCCTATTCATGTCAAGGGAGCAATTCTATATAATCATTTGGTTAGTAAAAATAAATTGGAAAACAAATACCAATTGATACAGGAAGGCGATAAAATCCGATTCCTTCACTTGCGTCAACCAAATTCATTCCAATCTTCTTCATTCTCTTTTATGACAAAAGTACCAAAGGAACTTGACATTATTGGTAAAATAGACTATGATATGCAATATGAGAAGTCGTTCCTTGAACCACTTCGTGTGATAACTGATAAGTTGCAGTGGATGCTGAAAAACGATGAAGTAGGAAGTTTAGAGGATTTTTTTGGATGATATTAAATAAACAAGATGCACTTTATGCAGCGAATGTATTTGTAGATTACTTTTCTAGCTTTGGTAGGATTGATGATTATCTTCGCAAGGTAAAACTTGAGAGGATGTCCAATTATCCTACGTCCCTGCCTGGTATGGGCCCGCAAGATGATATGTTCAGTGATTTTACCATGCATCCAAACGATATGGAGTTTGAGTGCCGTGAAGTAACAAATGAGACATTTGTGAACTATCTGGAGATTGTAACTTCTCATGCGGTAGAGGTATCAGTGCCAGGCAAAGCAATTAAGTGGGTTGTGTATGAAAAAAACACTGGCCAGATTGCTGGTTTTATTCGCCTTGGTTCACCAACTATCAACTCAAAACCTCGTAATATGTTTCTGGGTAAACCACTGGATACAATGAGTAAAGAA